GGCATACTCAACAATCACATTCTCAAAATCATCACCAGCCCTATCCATGACAAGAAAATCACCATCATCTGAAGATATTACATCACCAGGTTCAATATCTGTATCATAAGAAAGTAATGCATCATAATGATGTTCTTGAAGCCACGGATCTCTGGCAGGCACCCTCAGTTCATGATCGATAAACTGGGTTACTTGAGTCCTCTGGTTGATGAAAGAGGAACCAAACTCAACTTTGACTGCTTTTATATCGTCGCCGAGTCCCATTTAAGCATCCTCAAGTGCAATATATCTACGAACATCATTGTAGGTCAAATCTCCGCCGACAGAATCATACTTGAATCCTGCTCTGATTCGTGTTCCAAATTGCTTATGAATCGGTACACCAGCAAATAAAGCTGCTTGTGTTCTTAATGCTTCCACATACTCTTGATCCATCATTTTGATAAGCAAACCGTAATGATCGAATCTCTGATCAAGGTTGATCTGCTTGTATTTGAAGTTTTGACCAGCTGCAAAGTACAAGATGAATGTGGCATGTCGGAGTGATCTTTTCGTAATCCACCATATCCGAGTTGGGTCGTTTTCAGGTAGAATCCAACCCAACTCGGATAGAGCAGAATTAACAGCAGAGTCGTAACCAACATCGGTGATCAAACTGACAGAGGATGACATCTGTGCTTGAACCAGTGTAATTATGTCAGTCTGATCGGCCATGATGGTCTCCCGTTACTCTGCGGTGTTTCTCTTTTTCAGCTTGACTACTTCAACGGCAGCTTCTGCTTCCTTGAATATCTCGGCAGCTTCAGCATTCTCAGGTTCAGCTTCCGCTTTCTCTTTTGCGGTCTGAGCGTCTGCCTCTTTCTGCTGCAACTCTTCATCGAGAGCATTCTGGTCGTTGATTTCCTGTTGCTTCTGCTTCTCAGCATTTGCTATTTCAAGCTGTCGATCTGCTTCACTTTCACGAATTTCGTTGCTGCGAGCATTGATTGCTTCAATGACCGCTTGACTCTGATCCGCTTTCTGTTGCAAATCGAAAAGTTCCTCCAAAGTACAAGCTTCTTGTATCTGTTCGATGAGCGCCAAATCATCTTCCGAAGGCTTTTTAACTTCCGGTGCAGTTGCCTGCACCGGACGGGGATCAAGAACCTTGATGATATGGGCAAACTTCAGATTTCTCTGAATGTAGTCCGGAAACGGACCGTTAACCTCATCGTAGACTTGGGGAGTAACCAATCCCTTGTCATGCGTTTTGAGGTGGGTAATAAGTTGAACTCTCATGTTAATTCCTCCTTACAAGGATTGTGTATCTTAGCTGATGTTACTCGGGATCATGAAGTCCGAGAGAGCACCAACCGTCAACTTGAAGATGCAGTCCGGATGATATACGACCGGGAGACCTTTGTCCTGGACACGAATCCAGATACCTTCCGGGTCCCATTCCATTTCCGTATCTGCGTAGAAACCCCAACGGCGCTGCATACCGTACGGTGCTTCCATGAACTCGGCGATGGGGTCACCGCCGGCCTGTTCGGAGAACATGATGAACTCGTTATCCTGAACGAATTTCTTCCTCATGATAACTTTGTCCCTGGTACCCACGAAGGTCAGAGACGGCTGTTGATCAACGGTGATGATGTTATTGACAGTATCAACGGCGGTGATCACTTGATCTTCCCAGACGTTGAACTGAGCCAGGTTGTAGAATCGCAACGTACCACCGACAGTGAAGTCGGAAGCATCGTCCACATAAACCTGATAACTGGCAGAAGAACCGCCAGGTACGGTGATGGTCAGATAAGCCTGTACCTCATACAGTTCATCGTAAACGACCAGTTTATCGACGCCGAGGAGGTTTGCCATGACCGGACCGGGGTTGGAGAACAAGTCTCCGTTACCGAAGGCTGACGATTTCAACAAGTTCTGCATGTTAGAATCCAGCATGAGCGTTTTGAGCAGGATGCTGTTCAACATGCACTGAGAAGGCTTCACGCCGGCATCGATGGAGAGAGTCGTTTTACCGTCGAAGATGTCTTCAACGGGGTTACGACTGGTGCCGGTAGCCCAGTTGCGGGTCGATTCGTCGAGCGTTACCAGATGAGTTGCCGGAATGCCGTAGCTCACGGAAAACTTGGTTCCGCCGGCAATGGAGTAGTTGATCACCCCTTGAGTGATCGCTTGGGATATCATCCATTCACGCCGACGTTGGCAACGGTACTGGAGTTTCTGCATCCCTTTGGCAAGCTTTCTTTCGGCAGTCTCATAGGTGACGAGCGTGCCCGGCTCACGAAGGTTGTTCAGGAACTCCTCATCGAAGTACATCTTTTCTTTGTAGTACGCGGCTCGTGCCTCGGATTGAGCGATGCCGTCGAGTCCTACAGTCGGTGCGATGGAACCCGGAGCAACAAACGGTGTCATGCCACCCGAAGTGTATTCCGTTTCCCATTTGATCGTATCCGACGGATACTGGGTGGATTTAAACATGCTTGAGAAGTAGTTGGAAGGATTCTTCGGAAGCTTAGAAATTAGCTTATTCAGAGTCTCCAACTGTAGTGCCGGTATACCCGCTGTACCTTTCATCTAGTTGTACCTCCTTTTATAGTTTATGAAACTGTTACTTGAGTATGACGAACTGTCCGTCACTGATGGCGCCGAGGGAGACCAAAGCTGCCGCTGAAGCATTGATCAGGGACGATTTGTAAAGAATTGCATTGGAAACAACAACCGATGCATTTGCACCTGCCGGCTGTTGCTGGGCATACATGTTGCTGAGATTCGGATCAGGTCCGATTCCGGTGTCGATGTCCTTGTCCAAGACGTACATCGCCGTGGAGTAAGGAGTGGCTGCCCCGGTTTTGACGTAGCAGTAAGCTTTTTTCGCCACCGTCATGTTGGTCGCCGTATATGCACCGCAGGTGATCGTAGCAAAGCGAGTGTCCGAAGTCTGGTCGATTGCCGTGATCACGCCAGCATCAACGGCGCCGTCACCTGCAAGATCCTGGCAAATCAGTTCGTCACCTACTACGAACTTGTAGGAATCCCTGACAGACACTTGAATCGTGTCAGAGACACCATCAACAACTAGCATTGCAATACCTTCCGTATCGGTCTGACCGATACCGAGAACTTCCGGAGCAGGAACGAACGGAACGAGCATCCCGCCGTTGCCCGCTGCTGATGCATTCAGAGCACAGACCGTACCGGCTTGCAGGTAGCCGTAGCCCGGGGCAAACGTCTTGGCCATGATGAGCGCAATTTCACGCTGGCTAAAAAAGAGCCGACGGAGACGCGGTCCTTCTGCGTTGTTGATTATCTGAGGTATGCTTCCACCCAATGTTTTCATCTAAAACCTCCTTGATTATTTTGATATTTATTCGTTGATATTACTTGTTTACGCTTTTTTCGGGTTGAGATAGTTGGCCATTCTGTCAGCAGCCTCGTCGCAAGACTTGCTGAGTTTCGTTGCCGCAGCATCCGTGACAGTTGACTTACTGCTGGCACTGAAGCCGGCCACGGAACTCGGAGTTTCTTCTGAAGCCCAATCCTTCAGTTCCGTGTCGATTGCTGCTTTGAAAGCTTCTTTGTCCAGCACGCCGTCTTTCATGAATGCTTCATGACTAACGAGTCTGCGAACTTTGGCGTGCAGGCGATCCGGCAGTTCAGCAGCTTTGAACTGTTCGGTGAAGATCGCATCCGCGGTAAATTGCAGATCCTTTTCTTCACGCAAAGCGTCCCTTTTCTCCAGGGCCTGTAGGCGCTTCGAATTGTCAGCATTTTCAGCCGACAGTTTGATGTTAGCCGCTTCTGCTTCTGCCAACTTCGTGGTGGCTTCCGTAAGCTTCGTTTCCAAAGCCCCTTTGTCAGCAGTCAGTTTGGTTTCAACAGCAGTGGTGACCTCTGCAACCAGAGCTTTGAATTCCTCCGGATGCTCCGCTTTGAACTTTTCCGATGCATTCATACCTTGTGTATCCTCCTTGATTGTGGATTTATCAACTTCCGCTTCTTTCTCCATTAGTTCAAATGTGTACTCCGACCCTTCAGACATAGACGAAGAACTTGTATTGGGATCATATCCGAAGGTACAAATCGACGATTCTTTCAGATTGCACTTTCTCCAGACAGTACCAGGACCTTTCACTGTATGACCGTTGACAGTAACTTCTTCATCTTCTCCAAATCGTTGAATCTTAGTCGGAGTTGCTCTAATTGATGCTTGATACGGAAAACCATCTGCCGAGTTCTGTTGAAACTGATTACTTTCAGGGGTATTAATGAACGAAAAACTGTCAGGATCAACGGTGAGTTGATTGTCCGCCTTAGAGAATTTCGTGGTAAAACCTACTTTCTTACTGGTGTCATGATCTTCAAGGATAGGAATTTTACCTTTCGGTATTGTCATTCCGTCAAGATCAATGATCAGGTTATCCCAGTAAAAATGATTGGGTATAACACCTCCGGAATAAGCAACCATATTCATCGTCGGCTTTTTGTCTTTCTCAGTCTTTACCTGAGCAAAACTTTCAGGCTCAACAAACATCATAGAAGCTAATGTAAGTTTTTCTTTTTTCTCGGGCATTTTAACCTCCTTTCTGCTTATTTAGCAGGGATAACTCTCTTATTCAAGGTTGGTTTGACTTCAGGAACAGCTTTATTCTTATCTTTTTTGATCTTTTTAACAGGTTGAGAATCTGGATTATTACTTTCCTTCGGATTGTTACCGTTAGTTACTTGCCCTTCTATAGCTGCTTGATCGACTGCAACAGCTAGTTCTGGGTAGTTTTCAACCTCAGTAGCATGTTGTAGTCTCATTCTCTTATAGTTGGAGAAACCTAATTTCTTGGCAATCTGTGCATTCGGTATACCGAGGGTGTCAAACAAACTACCATGCTTCACACCCAATGTTGTCCTAGCCATTGCCTCAGCATCATTTGTATCTGATGTTGGGAAAGCTATGGTGAGTAGCAATTCTGGACGCTTATTAACCGTTTTGAATACCGGCTTTTGATTCTTGAAATCAACAGCAACTTGTATCGGGAATGTTGCAGGAAAATCACTCACTTGAGACTTGAGAAAGAATAAACCACCATAGAAATCATGACGAAGAAACTTTTCAAATCCGGAAACTTCGTCAGCAATCCTGTCAGACATCGGACCACGAGAAGCAGACACAGAAGCAAACGTTCCTTGTGATTGACCGGAAGTAACATCTTCTGGCTCATTCAAACCAGAAGTAATCATATGGAAAATATCGGTATCTGCACCGCTGATCGACGGCAAAGCAGGATTCTTACATTCAATCTTCATTCCTGGAGGCAAAACTAATGTTCCTCCCGGAGTTTTAGTTGCCATGATACCTGTTTTCTTTCTTTCTTCATCGCTTAGTGAGAGCCATTGACGGAAAGATTTAGGATCATCCATCGTTATAACCCAAAGATAAGCACCAGATGATTTCTTATGGTCGATCTCATATTTCTTCA